TTCTTCCTGAATTAGCCTGTGCCTCGAAATACTCCGAGGTGTCCAAATAAGCCCCATCAAAATACTTGAGCTTCATGGTGTCGCCAACACGGTCAGATACGATAAAGATTTTGTTATTTATCTCATCATAAGGGACAGCGTTGGTGTCGTTAACAAGAAGTGTTCCTGCGACTGTACCTGCTGTAAATCCACCTGTTCCACCAACTTCATAAAACAAGCGGAGGTATCTCTTTATTTCGCCTCTTGTCCCATCATTTAACACGATATTATTAATCCGCACCGCACCTGCCGTTAAACTTCCAACAGCTAGTGCGGAAGATGAGTACATCGTTTCAAAGGTGGTGAATAACCTACTATTTGATGTCTGAACATGAAATGTCAGTGTTGCTGATGCTCCCACAAATGCAGTTCCTACTACGCACCGTGCAGAAAGCTCATCTTCAATGTTCTGATAGTCCGACCCAAGGTCAATAATCTTCTCACTCACAACCGACGTAGACCTGACATCTTGAGAGCCATCATCAAACCGTGGTCTTTTATACGCACCCACAAACTGAACGTGAGAGCCTGAACCATAGACAGGCTTTGTTCCATCTGTTGTCAGTGTGACAACGGCCTCTGTTGCTGTTGTAATGCTAACAATAGACCTTTGAATAACATTACTATCTTCATCTGTTTCAAGGACATACCCACCATTGCGAATAACCCTCATATATTTATGACCAAATTCAAGAGCATAGCTGTCTTGCTCGTTGAACTGGAATGGGATTAATCTCACAACATCTGAAATACTGGGGTCTAGATTCTGACCACGACATACACCAACAAATTCAGTGCCTGCTCTGTTACAGACCCCTGCCTGAGGTTTTACAAAGAAGTTTCTAATCGTCTTTGCCCCATTCGCATAAAGGTCAATGTCTACACGAGCATGAAGATGAGGGGATATTTCACCGTTACCAAAGTTTGTTTGAAAGATTGAATTGGTCATTAGTAACCTGTGTATGGGTAGAGAGATGAACCATAAGGGTAGAATGATGACATGCTATCAGATTGTCTTGCCATCATCATAGATGGCATGGGGTCAAGAATAACTGGCCTTTTATCTTTTTCATGTTCTTGGCCATAAACTTGCATTGCCCTTGCGAGAAGCTGTTTTGATTCGGCTGTTATTCCTTGGAGAAGGTTTTTATCTCCATTCAGTGCGATAACAAGCTTAGATGCGAGGGTCTTCGTAAGTGTTTCTGTGAAGTCATAAGGAAAGATATTTGTGTCCTCAACGTCAGCCACATACATCAGATTTGCCCCTGCCTTGTGGGTATAGAGAACCCTTTGAAGGTATCCTGATGTTAGGTCTGTGCGTGTTCCTTCTGCAAAATATATGTAGTTATTTTGACCATCTCTAACGTTCCCCAAATTAACAAAGGGAGTTTCAATCTCCCCCTCTGTCTTTGGTTTAATCCAGATTGGCTTTACACAATCACTTGGATAGGCATAAACATACGCCCAATCCCCCTCAGGCACAAGTGCCGTTCCATCCAGATTCTCTGGTGTTCCTGCCTTTGCTCCCAAGAGAGAGAGGTCTGCATAGCGTCTTGTGAACGGCCATGCGAGAGCCATCTGCACTTCCCTGCGGGTCATGTCATAGTGAACCTTGCAAGCCTTAGCTGTACTACTCACCTCATCTAAAGATGTGATTGTTGCTCTTGCCCCAACCATAGACAGTGCCGAATTGCAAATTTCCACGACTGACATAACCACTCCTTTTAAGGGTTTATTTACTTCTTGCTTTGGAAGATGCTATCTGAACAGCACGCTCCTGCAACGCCTCCTTACTTGCTCCTAATTCATAAGAACTAAGCTCAGGGTCAATAACCCCCTCAGAAAGAGATTTGTAGTACTCAGCCATAAACTTTGCTCGAATACGCTCTGGGTTCAGAACAAACTCAGCTTGCTGTGTCAGCTTTCGCTTTGTTTGCAGTTTCTCCATTGCTCTTTGTGCAGGTTCATCAATAGGTTCCCATGTAATTGAGGGAACATGGTCATCTGAAACCAGAACCTCACGTCCCAATTCTGGGTCAACTCTGATAAGCTGTGCGTCAATTTCACAAGGTTCGTAAGTTTTGTATAAAGCCATAAATACTCCTAGATGTATCCTAAGTTAAGTCCACTTGTGTATGCTGTATTAACCGCAGGTTCAATATCAGTTACATGAGCAAACAACGTTCCTGCTGTAAATGGACCAGTAGAAACAGTGAAGTTCAAACGAACGTACTTCTCAGCACCACGAGGAAGCTTAATCGCATTCAGCAGTTTTGTTCCTGCTGTCATACTTGCCACAGCAATAGATGGTGATGTGTACAAGGTTGTTGGGCTTGAGAATGATGTGTTATCATCTGTTTGAACAGCAATAACCAATGTCGCAGAACCAGACGCTGTGAAGGCTGTCTGCACCATAGCATCAATATAAAGATTACAACCAACGCCCCAATCTCCACCACCAATGTCTAAAGCGACATGGTTTGTGGAAGCCCGAGTCACTGTCAGTGCGGTATTCGAAGGCTCTAAGACCTGTAAACTGTCAATCAACATAATTCGCTCCTATGACACGGTCGATTCGGTGTTTAAAATAGCATCGCAAATAACAATAGGGATACCACGGAAATTTGGATAGTAAGTTCCTGCACCTTCACCAAGCGATAAGTATGGTGTCAACGCATTCATCTGACGGTCAAACAGGGATTCACAGCCACGGTTCATATAGATAACTGTACGAACACTTCCTGAATTGGACATTTTCAGGCCGTTATTCGCTCCTGCATCACGAGCATTTGTAAAGCGTTGTTGTGGGCGACCAAGTTTCTTGAGGCCTTGGGCAATCAAGTTTGGCAAGTTCGCAGCACTAGAGTTTGCTTGAGCATTGGACATATCAATATTACAGATACGAACAGCCCCACGATAGTCAGCAACAGTCAGACCAGAATCCCAAGAGAAGTAAGTGTGGTGAGCATAGTAGGTATTGCTGTCGCCATCGAGAACAGGGAACTCACCTTTGTACTTACTCTGAATCCCAGATGTTGAGTTCTCAGGGAAGATGCAGGTTAATGAACGAATGCCCCACTGAACAATCCAGATAGACGAGTTATCATTTCCTGAACCACCACCAGAGATAACCTGACCGCCAATATTACCAGAGAGGGTGTTATAGCGTGCTGTTAATCCTGTGAACGAAGAAGGGTCATCAACAGATGCACCTGCTACGTTTCCATAGAATAATGTCGAACACCATTCATTGGACATAGACTCGAAGAATGCATGGCTTTCATCAACCATAGCCGTCTTCATGTCCTTTGTGTAACGCTCCATCCGAGTGTCCACAATAGACTGCCCTTCAAGCATCCCCATTGTATCCACGATTTTTGTGGTTGAAGACTTGCTATTTGGCGTTCCTTTATAGAGCTGACCCCATCTGACGGTGGGCAATGCTGTCCGAATAGTTGTCACATTGCTGTTAGACTGATTGGATTGTTTCCACATCGCATCATCAAGAATACCGTTCCATTGGGACAGCATCTCAACCACACCCTCAGAAACGCCACTATCTTTATCTCCGAACCGTTTTGCATAATCATGCAACGTCAGAACTGTTGTTCCAGTAATCGCCATACATTATCCTTTCTGTTTGGCATCTTTGTAGGAATCCATTTCCCCAAAGATTTTATTGAAGTACTTCTCTGTCCCAGATGGAGTGTTCTTCACTGTTCCACCTGTTACATACCCTCCTTCGGTCACCATTTTGGATGCCCTAGCAAGGAACTTCACAATGACAGGGTTATTCCCTGCACCTGTTTCTCTCATGGCTTTCTTAAATTCTGCTACCTCACTCTCACCTCCTACAGTTTTCAGCATCTGATTAATGGAAAGCAAGGTTTTATCCTTGTTGTCCCCACCAATCTCTGCGTCATTCTCAATTTGACGCTTCCACTCTGTCTGCTGTTTAACAACTTGCTCAAATAACTTTTCTTGGTATTTTTCAACGCCGTACGCATACTTCTTAAATAAAGTATCGTAGGTGTCTTGGGACAATCCTGCCTTTTTAGCCACTTCATTGAACTGAGTGAGTAGCTCTTTATCAAGGTCTTCTTCCTTGTATCCTTCTGGAATCTTGTAAGAAATATTTTCCTTTGCCTCTTCTGGCTTTCCTTCCTCAACAGGCTTCTCTTCCTGTTTTGATTCGTCGCTTTTGGTGGGTTCCTCCACAGGTGTGTCCAAGAAATCCACATCTTCAAGAACGCTCTCTGTTGTTAAAGTTTCATGGGTTACTTCATCTGTCATATTTCTCTCCTTCACGAATCATCATATATGTTTGGTCTGGTGCTATTTCCTTGAGAAGCTGCAAGAGCCTGTTTCCTGCACTTCGTCTTCCCTCAAGGTACGCACTTGCAGTCGGGGATTGGTCAAATGTCGACTGACCAAAGCACCCCATTTCCCTTAGGAAGGTGAATAAAAACTCCCTTCCATAAGGATTGCCGAGAAGATGAACAATGCTGTTTCTTGTTTCATCCCTCTGCCCTCTATCGTGGCCAGATGTTCCAATCCGACCAGATTTCAAGTCAGCAATATTTAAAACATCATCCAACATTCATGCCTCCACCCATTCCAAAGACTTGACTTAGGGCTGACTTGCCACCACCGACATCGGTTTCGGAAAGCAGTTTCGCACTCTCTGCCCCCATCAGCCCTTGCTCCATCATTTGCTGTTGTTGCATCTGCTGTTGCTGAGCCTGTCTAGCTTGGTTCGCATCCTTCACGGGTATAAGGACTTGTGGGTCAACACCCGTATCTTCTGCATATTTATCAGCCACGAAATCAATATTAATGCGGTCACGAAGCTCAGGAAACACAGCGGTAAGGTTTCCAACGAATGCCAAGAACTGCTCAAGGCTTGCTGTACTCGCTGCTTTCTGTGCAATGGATAGGGCAGACACATACTTAATCTCAAGGCTTCTTCCTTGAAGGCTCTCAGGTGGCTTTGGAAACGCACCAAACCGCTCACCAATAGCGTAGACCCTATCAATACAAGGACTGAGAAGCTCTCTCTCTAACCGCTCAATAATAGGCGACATCTGGGTAATCTTCTCGCCTTCACGCTTGAGAAGCTCAAACTGACTGCGAGGTTGAACACCTTGAAGTCTATCAAGCATCATCAGGAGGTCTGTATGGAAACTTCTCTCAATGCGGATTCTCACGTCCTGAATATCCTCCATCAAACCACTGAGGTCTGGCGGAACCTGATAAATAGGCTTGAATCCAATGTTTGTATTAGGGTTGTTGATGTAAGTCACGCCATTGGGAAGTGTAGATGCAGGCTCACCCCGAAGAGAGCTATCCGCAATCATGGGAGGATTAACGTGCTTCTCAATCCCCTGTGATTTACGGAGTTGGTCAAACTGTAGATGCTTTAAATCCCCCAAAGCATCATCAGCAGGAGAGCGACCATACACATCATTGTCATTTCTATGCCATCTCACAACACAGAAGGGCTTTTCCTTGAACCCACCATATCTCAGGAATTGGTCATTTTCTGCCCCATCTTCCCAATAGACATTGATATACTCGTGGGCCTTCCTTCCTTTTTCCTTAGGATTAAAGTCCTTGTTTCTTTGAATGACATGATAAACCTTGAACTCTGTATCAAGATTTGTTTGGTCATCAAGCATCATCTGTATTTTCTTAGACAGATTGTTGTACCCAAACTCCTCATTCATAGCGTAAGCTGTCATAGAGTATTCACGGTAAAAGACCGTCACATCATTCCGATTATCAACCCCTGCCATGAACTCGCCGATAGGAGGTGTATAACATCGAATGCCATCCCTCTCATCCTCAAGAATGACAATCGCCCCTGTTCCAAACGCACACAGGTTCTGAAATACAACACCCAACTCTTCATAGAAGTTTGACTGTGACATCATCATCTTCATGATACGTTCAACGTGCGAGAGATAAACCTTCACCTCTGGGTCATTAACAAACTCTTCTCCTGCCGTGAGTTTAAACCAAGGTTTTGATGGACTCACAAGGTTACTTTGAAGGCCCGCAACCAGTGTTCTGAGGGCAATGATACCTGTGTTGTCAATAATCAGGTCATTGCTTGTGGGCGGTCTATTGTAAATCATCTCCCTGAGTCTTGGGAGCTTGTCGGTGGCAACAACCTTTGCAATCTCTTCCCATCTCTTGAGGTGCATTGAACGCCTAGACTTCAAATCATGAAGCCGTCTTCTCAGGTCTGTTTTGAGTTTACTCGCCTTCTCACCTGAAATGGCCTTATTCTCTGTCACCGTTTCATCGAGGAATGATTGAAGCATATTAACCCAAATATGATGTACCTGTTAAAGCCTTAAATGCAGACATATTGGCATTTGTTGTCCCTGCCTGCCCTGTCAATCCCATGCCCGTGGTTGATACGTTCTGTGCCGCGCCCATTAATCCCCTCCGTCTTGCCACATCATTGGTTGCAAGTTGGCCTGCGTTCTCTGGCGACTTGGCGGGTGGAGTTACTTTTGGAGGACTAGCATCTGGAACGGTAACTGGTTGTTGCATTAAACACATAGTTTTTTCCTATCAAAATTTAGTTAACGATAGATTTTATCAATCATACTGTCAAGTTAATTATATAACGACCGTTATAGAATCAAAAAGGAGAGAACTCACTATAGACAACTGACCCTTGTGGGCTTCTATACTGTGACGGCATATCCATTGTTAGAGCAGGGTTGACCCTCTTAACGCCAAAGCCACTCAATATCATATAGCGTGTTGAATCACATAAATGGTCATTCTTTTTCAATATCTTACCGTCCTCATCCCTCTGATAAACCCTGTACTCCGACAGAAAATTCGTGAGGGTGTTGAATATCTTTAGTCTTCCTGTAGAGAGCCTTTGCCAGACCTCATAAATCCCTGTTTCAACACTGTTGTTTGCAGGAATAAGATTGAGACCAAGGTCAAGATACATTGAGTACAAGTCCCGACCATCTACCTGATTTCGCCCCCTAGACGCAGGGTCAATCGCACCAACAATCCATTCTCCTCTGGCTTTGATTGATGAGGCATGAATAACAGGTTCAGCGTGTTTCATGTAATGCTCCGAGTAAGCGTAGACAATATCAGATTGTTCATCATAAGCACCCCAAATTCCACACGTTACCTCCCACCCTACGTCCATTCCGTAGAACCGTGGCCAGTGTTTTGGAATATCGAATGGTTTGACCGTAATGTCATCCTCACTGATAGGGTAAATCACACCCGAACCGAGAACAGGTATCCCCTTGGAACGTGCATCTCGTGTGTGAGGAAGGTAGGATTTTAAAAGCTCAGCCTTTGCCTCTTCGTCAAGATGGGGAACGTCATCCCACGTCACATTAACAACGGTTTTCCCGTCAATAGACCCTTCCGTGATTCGATTGTCAGGCAGGAACATCTGGATAACCTTTGACAAACCAAGTAGAGGAGTAAACGTGAGCATAATCATCCCCCCTGTTGTTGCTGTCCGAGTGAGTGCCTCCTCATAAACGTCTGCTGGAGGTTCTTCGTCAAACCATATCAGGTCTTTTGCTGTCCCTTGGAACGATTCTCTTCCCTGCCCGTACGTCTTCATCCCCAAATAAGAGTATCCACCTGTGACGTGCTTGATAGCGACAATATCCACGAAGTCAGGTATTCCCTGCTTCCATGTGACCTTCCCGATGCAGGACTTTGGTATCATCCCTGTCCCTGTCGTTGTCTTCTCCCCCTCCTCTCCTTTAGCAGGATTGCCAAGAAGCTCTAACTGAATAATGTCCCGAGTCGCCTCATTGGTTAGACCCGCACACCACGCCTGAATGGGATGCTCAAATCTCCGTCCTGTCCACCACTTTGGGTACAATCCTGTGAGATGACACGCTACGGCATAACTTCCTGCAAATGTCTTCCCGCTTCGGTTGCCCCCGAGTATCAAGAGTTGTCTATCTTTGGCATTAAAGAAGTCAGTGTGCTTCCTGTATTTCTCTCTAGCAAATCTTCCTGTGTCTGGGTAAACATGAAATAGCTTGTTTTCTGCCTTAGCCTTCGCCTGTATCGCTTCAATCTCAGCAATCTGATTAATGAGGGCATTAAGTTCTGCTGAATGGGTCATAATCTTTTCCTTTTGCAAATACAGGAAGCTTTGACCATGACATAGGCGAACCACCATCGCATGGGTCTTTGAGTGTCTGAGGGGTTTCCCTCTTTCCGCACTTCTTGCAAATCTTCTGCTTCCCCTGCCCTAAATGTTCTAGGCTTTCAAAAACGTGTTCCACTTGACACCTTCTTTCGTGAGTGTTACCTTTGAGTGGATTTCTGCTATAGTTTCTGTTAGCATTTTTTCTTCCTCCCAATTCGACTGCCTCCCCCCATTCTCGTTTTTGACAAGCAGAGTGGGGTTTTTTTATTCTTGGGAAAGTGTTTGTGTCATGGCCTGTATTTGTTTGAGGATTTGCTCTTTCTTGGCCTCGAGTTCCTGCTGGGTTAATCCTGCATTCACATTCTCATTCTTGATTGTCTGCTTATCCTGATAGGTTTCGTTGTGTTTCCCTGCAATCCACATTCTCGACTTAATCATAGACATTCTCATGCCATCTGTAATGGTTGGGTCTTCCGCAACATCGAGTGTCTGGTAAGCAAGGACTGATGCCCCCATCTCTATCGCCTCAATATACGCCTCCCTGAAGTCATCAAACGCTTTGCACCAAAGCATCACATCCGACTCACTCTTGATTACCCCCTGCCTCTTTAAACTGGTAAGTGTCGTCCCCTCTGCTACAGCGAGAAGAACAGCCTGAGCGGTATCTGGATGGAATGATGCAAGAGCCTTCTTGATAAAGAGTGTCTTTACGCCTGTTTCAATTCTCATAGAGCCTCCTTGTTTTTACATTAACCACAAAAAAAACACTTGTCGAGTCTGAAGAAATATTGCATAATTGTCCTTGCTGTTAAAGCCGTCCGTTTTGCTTGTGTTTTCAATCGAGAACTGAAAAACAAGGAATGCCATTAGGAAATGATTGACGACTTGCTGGTACCTAATGATGAAGCTCCTGCCAGAACCATGGGAGAACCCGAAGTGAAGTGTGTTGAGGGGGTAAGCGGTCTTCTAGAGGCTGGATGAGAAAGACACACCGTTGTGGGGATTACTAGATGAACCCATGATACAGTATGAAGCGATAGACGGCTCCGAAGAAACCAATCTTCCTGCATTATTAGCTCCCTGTAGAACTCAAGCCCTCTTATGGGGGGGCGGGGTTAAGTCGCTTTGCGAGATAGTTCTACAGTTTTGCTCCAGACTCACCAAAGAAACCCACCCCACACTCAGACAGTAGATAGCGAAGCCAACAACTGATAACACGTCAACTGTAGCAAGCTTGCATCTTAGGGAAGAGAGAAGAAATCACTCCACCACTGCAATCAACGCACGCTGTTTCGCTCTTGTGAGTGCCGTATAGAACCATTGTCGATTAACAGACCGACGTTCCAAGACTATCAAAACAGTGTCGTATTCACTCCCTTGAGATGCGTGTCCAGTGATGGCGTACCCGTAATCTGCTTTGAGAGTTTGGTTGGAAACAGCACCAAAATCAGGCCAGTGTTGGTCAAGATTAATGTTCTCTCCAAAGAATGTTTTCTCAAATTGTGTGTCCTCACCAGTTCGCTCAAACCTCATTCTCAGCTTCCCAGTTTTGTTCCCCTTAATAAGCCTTGAAGACTTCACCTCAATTATCTCTCCATTCACAAACACGTCTTCCCCAATCACCGTATTCTTGAGAATCAATCGCTCACCTTTTATTGGTATAACGCTCTTGATTCCACGAGCCTTGCGTGTTTCCTGATTTAGCATCTTGCGTGTCTTGTTCGTGTAGCAAATGGTCTGGTCATAGTCCTTCATCATCTCAGCAATCTCTTCAATCGGTAGAGTTTCACACATATACCCAAACTCATTCCCAAGCAGGCTATCAAGTTTCAGCCATTCCCCCTCCTTCCCTCTCGTCTTCGTTGCAAGGGCAAGGATTGGATTATCGAGTGCTGTCCTAAAAACCTCAGTCAAGGTAAAATCAGCTTTCGAGAAATACAGCTCATCTTTCACTGGTGGCAACTGCTCGGGGTCACCCACGGCAATAATACGCATTCCCAGCTTCTCTAATTTTTCACCGTACACTTTCCTTCCAACCATCGAACACTCATCAATAATCACCGTCATCCCTACAGCATCTTCCTTGCTTATCGCATCAACAGGTATAATTGTGCTGTACTGCTTATGAAGAAGCTGTATTTCCTCCAATACCAGTTTGTCCTTTGTATCCCTGTACCTTGCCTTAAGGTTCTCGTAGTGCTGAGCCACCTTCTCTGTCATAAGAGGTGTCGATGCCTTAAACAAGAACGAGAACAGCGTTGACGCATTCACACCCTTATTCTGAAGCACTCTGACAGCCTTATTCGTTGGTGCTGTAAAGATGTACTTTGTTCCTTCCTCATCCATACGCCTCATCAACTCCGACAGGATTGTACTCTTCCCTGTCCCTGCATATCCGAAGATTGTCACAGACTGGTTGGGGTTATTCATGCAGTAGTCAATAGCTTCCTGCTGTTGCTTAGATAGTTGCATTTATTCTCCTTTTGTTTGGTAATTAACTATAGCACAATCGTAATAATGGGGCAACTCGGTTTTTTTAATCTTGTTAAAAATGCCGTTCTTTTTGAGGGTAAATTTAAGTACCCTATATACTATATGAAAAGTGTATCACAAGCTGTTGATTTAAAAGGCTTTTTTGGAGGTTCATTACAAACAGGTTTGAAATGGCGACCATTTTCTTGATGTCAGGAATATGGTCATTTGGGTTTGGATAACTCTTGTTTTCCCTTGACCATGGCACCACCACATGCTCTAAATTTCGAATACGAACAAACAAACAAGGGGACACAATGCCTGACTTAGAACAACGCATCGATACCATCATCGACCTTCAAAAGCGACTGCACAACGAAATTTCAGAACTCGCATCTTGTCATCTTGTCCCAACAAAAGTAATGGACACTCTTGGGGCTATCACACTCCTTTTGGATGAAATTGAACCCCGAAAAGTGAAGTCATTTTGAAGTGTCCACGGGTTCTAGACCATATCGTTGGTTTGCACGAAATGGTAATTTGGATTTGAATAGCTCACGGGTATATGGTGGTATATATCATCAGGTACCACCCCCCATCGACCCCCAAGGATACCCCCCCTCTAGCCTGTTGATTTTATTCAAACAATAGATAAATCATTGAAGAAGCTAGAGGGTATATCATAACCCATTGATAGATAAGCACTCAAGCGGTTGAGTGCCTGAATGCAACAAAACAAAAGCGTGGTATAATCGTTGGTATCTCATGACTGGATAACATAAGATTGTCAATCATATCAACACGTTACAGCAATGATATGAATCCCTGTGTATCCTTACCATTGTGCGTGTACATTATATAGGGAAAAATGAAGTCTGATTTTGAATGCCTGTTATGTGTGGAATATCCTATATATCACCCATATCACCCATATCAACCAATAAAAATCATATCCATCACATCCATAAAACACCCATGCAAAAAACGAATGCCCCATATGCACGAATCACATACATACGCCCAATCAATAACTTACCGTAAAAATCAATTACCAATCCCCATAAATTAACATTTGACACATAAATAAAATAACATTAACCTGATAGCACATTAACGATAATTTAACGGATTACAGTTAACGTGCACTTATTGGGCAATCAAGCCCGACAAACAAAGGACTAGACCCATGAAAAACTATATCGTCACAGCAAAAAAAGAGCTGTCAATATCTCAAGATAATGTGAGAGCGTGGACAATTACAGCAATCTCAAAACATAAGAGCTTGTCCTTAGCCTGCAACAAACTGACTGCCTTAGGCGGTTTTTATCGTGGGACAATCCTAGAGGTTATCAATCTATCGGATTATCCAGATAATACGTTAATCATCAAAGCTTAATCAACACAATCAACAATTTAAAGGACTTACAAAAATGTCAAATACAATCAATAGCGAATCTATCAAAAAAACAGCAATCCTCAATCTCGCAAAACGAATCAAATCATTCGGTTTAAGGGTCTATCTTGCAAAATCGGGAACATATGGATTCTTCACGGATGGGCAAAGAGTAATTTCCTTTCAAACGGACTATTTTTCAATTGTTTATTCAGGAAATTATAAGTCCAAAGCATCTGGTAGCGGATGGCGAATTGAAACGGAAACAGGTGAAAACATTAGCGGGCAAGAAGCAAGATTATTTTTACGCTTAAACGCCCCATCTTGGACAGGTTACACTGATGGGCGTTATACAACCCCATCAGAACACCTTGAAAGATTTCAAGCAACAAGCGGATATTCAGAAATTTAATCATTCCAAGGGGTTGTTAATCAACCCCAATCAACCAAAAGGACTAAAAACCATGACAAACTTTTATCAAGTTACTGTTATCCTTGACCCCAAAAGCTCAATAATTTACGGTCAAGAGCTTGTCAATCACGAGTGCCATAACCTAGACAATGCAATTGCCCATATTAGATGGTTACAGGCTGATTCATCATTTTACGATTGCGCTAAATATCACATTTACGAAAATGGTAGGAAAATCAGAACCTTTGGAAAGAGAAAGAAACAATCATGACACTACAGGATTATTTAAAACATCAAGAGGCAATACTAAAAACCCTTAACGAGATTTTAAATCCAGATTGGTATGTCAGAGGGTTAATCTCAGAAATCGAATTTAGAATCATGGCAATTAAAAAACAGATAGAGGCTTGACCATGTATCTACTAACAACCATAGGTAAAAACCTACTATCATCAATCCCTTTACTGGCTTTATTGTTAGCGTTAACAGCCTGTACAACCCCAGAAGAACGAGAATTGAACGACTGGATTAAAAACCGAAACGATATTGAACGAGTACGTTCTATTCAAAATCAATATAAATCAACCGCTTATAATGGGAAATACTAGCATGATAGAATTTAAAAACGGCGTTGACGAAAGAACACGACAACCCAGAATTCAGGTTGCCATCTTTTGGATTGACGGAAAAACAAAAGGTTATTGCGTTATAGGCACACCTTACGGGATACACCGTAAAAGAAACGGCGACGTCAAAGCATGGCTATCAAAATCAAGTGCCTATCGCTGGATAAAAAACAATAAAGGTTTCATCTGATATTTAACATCAATTCCAGCCCCTTGTTCATTCAAGGGGTTTTTTTGCGTTCTGATTCGACTTTTCTCAGCTGATTCGGTATTCTTGCCCTATCAGTTTTTTTTATTCCAGAGGCTCAAAAATGACAGACATTCAAAAACCTACATTTAAAGCGTGTACAGCGACAAAAACAAAACAAGCTACTACCCTACATCCCACACCTAAAACAGACGCTACAGCAACCAAAAAACCACGCAAAAAGAGGGTAAAAAAAACCGTGGACTTTAAGGACATGATAGACAGTTTAAAGACCCTCAAAGCCATTAAGGATAATGACGGCGACGGGATTAACATCCTTGCACCAAAACGACAGAACTTTTTCACACTCAACAAAAACGCAACGCAATGCCAAAAATATATAAATTTCAATGAGTTACATGGTGGCCGTAAATACCGCGCCGACGGAATGATATTCACAAGGACAAAAATCTTGCCAAAAAAATAGACAACCCCACCAAAATATGGTAATTAACTAGTATCCTGAAAGGCAGGATGGCGTGGAAATTGAAAGGCAGGATGGTGTTTAAATCAAAGTTTAGGGCAATCAAAGTCACAACAGAAGATGGAACTTTCGATAGCAAGGGGGAGTACAAAAGATGGCTTGCTCTAAGAGAAGAGGAAAGGCAGTGCGGGATTCAAAACCTTGAAAGGCAGGTCGTGTTTCCTCTGTACGCTAGTATGGGATACATAAGGCAGGATGGAACACGGTTACCTGTCGAAGGAGCAACCCAACTCATTGGCGACTTCACGGCAGACTTCATGTACCTAAGAGATGGCGTTCTTGTGGTGGAAGATTTCAAATCAGAGCCAACTCTCAAGGACAAACACTTTCAACGCACAAAAAGACTGTTTGAAGTGTGTTATTCGCACCCTCTCACAATCTCCACCGCCAAGGGAACAACAGCAGAATATTCAAAGCAAAGGGCATCAAAGTGGACAAACTGGATGAGAAAAAAGCAACAGAAAGCATTAACTGGCACGATGCCATCCTCTCATCAGGATGGAGAATAAAAGACTTCACAGCCATTCTTAAAATCACAACGAAAGAGTATTATACCTACTTCAACAAAGACCAATACTCGCCCACCTACTTACTCGAATTGTTCAAGGACACGCTTCCAGAGGCTATGCAAATGATAGGATTAACACTTAATCTTCCAGAGAAACCAAAACCCAAAACAAGCTTCGAAAGCTTCGATTTCCTCACTTGGAGGGCAGGGTTACATACTATACAAGCCAAATCGAAATACTTCAAAGTCCCTGAGATTGCTATTCAAGAAGTAGAGTTTTACTTAAAAAACAAGTCTGTTATTTACATTACAGCGGAGAATAGAACACGCATTGAAAAGGGGCTTTCTAACCTCAGAATCCTGTTTGTCTGACATAGCAAAACCCCCACCAAGGATTAAAAAGTGGGGGCTTCTAACGGATTACTTTTTCAACAAAGGACTTCACAGAATATCGGCATTCACTCCGATAAAACAACAAATATCATAGCTTCCTCAACCTGTCAATAAATATTGTTAATTAACTGATAATATGTTACAAAAGGGCAAAGGAGTTTATATGACCGACGAAGAAGACCAAACCCCCATTGAAGTCAAGAAGCAAAGGCTCAAAGAATTCAAGCTCATCTGCAGGCAGTTTAGTAATAGCGAGATTGCAAGGCTTGTGGGCTATTCCATACAGTCTATTGCTGTCTACAAGGCTCAGAAGGACACGTACAGTTACTTCAAAGTCCTCAATGAAGAGAAAATGAACACCCTTAGAAAAGCCTACGAAGAAAGGATGAGTTAATGCAGTTAAAAAGCTTCCATCGTGGATACAGAGAACGCAAGCTTCCCATGCCAGCGAGCATAAAAGAAATGACACTGGCGGGCAAATTGATTGAAATGACTGACGAAAAGCGAGAGATAGAGCTACAAAGGCTTGGAATGTCCCATGAAGATTACCTTGCTCTTCTTAAGAGGGCGTGGGGCAAAACATCTCCACAGACACATTCAAAACTTACCCATTATTAAGGACTTATAGGATTATGTACCCCCACCTATCAGAGGAAGAGATTGATAACCTTAAGAATGCCTTTTATTATTGTCCAACATCTCCTACATTTCTAAGGCACTCGAAACACAAAGGAAAAGGTAAAAAAATCCATGATGTTGCAGGGTCTTCAAAGACTGTCAGTTATTTCAAAAAGAATTACCTTGTTCGGCGTATTATCATGCTTCTCCATGACCATGACATTAACGGAATGAATGTCGTTCCGATTGATAACAACCCCTTGAATAACAGATACGAAAACCTTCGATTGACACCAATCCTTAGGATGCCTGATAGACCTGCTGGAAACTGCTCATCGGGTCATAACGGAGTTTCTAAAGTGGGAAACTACTGGGTTGCCAAATCCTATCCGCTAAAGTGCAAATATTTCTCTATCAAAAAGTACGGAGATGACGTTGCTAAGAATATGGCCATTAATGCCAGACATGAAATGATAAAGGAAAAATTATGACTAAACACCTTACAGACACCCTCATTTACAAGATGGCTCTTGCTGAGACCATTGGCAGACACCTCACTAACCTAGAGGGAAATCATGATGATCTTGTGAATTATTACATCAACCTCTCAGAGGAACTAAGGAAAGAATTTAATTTCCAAGGCAGAACGAGAGAGGAGATTGATGAGATGAGACTGGAGACCATCCTGTGGTGCAAAGATAAATTAGAGTCATTAACCAAATCTCAACCTTTTCATGGCATTCTTATGGGGTTTCTCTTGCTCAGTTGTTTCCATTTTGGAAACAGCTTGACTTGTTAATCTTCCAACCCTACAATGCAAAAGCCCCATCGTCGGAACTGCAAATTCCTAGGGGCTTTTTTTAATCAACAATAGGAGCATGATATGAGTAAAACACTCATTTGTCAAGAAAAACCAATCCCCACCAAATCTGTAACTATCAACGGTGTTCTCATTGAATCCCGAATCAGTGATGGCTATGTCAATGCAACGGCCTTGTGCAGAGCTGGTGGCAGAAGATGGAATGAGTTTTTCAGAAGAAAAGAAACAAGAGAGCTTTTTGAGAAGGTTTCTGTAGAAGCGAGAAAAGTCGCATCTAAATTAATGGAAGCAAGAAGAGGTCGAAATTCTCAAACTTGGATTCATCCTGATATTGCAATTGACCTCGCCCAGTGGATTAGTGTGGACTTCAAGTATGCTGTCATCAAATTGGTGCAGAATGAGCTTAAAGAAGTTTTGCCCACCGTCACAACAAAATCCCCTGAATGGCTCAAAGTACGCTCAGACGGCAAGCAAGTCAGAAAAACCTTGTCTCAAACGGCTGTTGAATACAAGAAGACGGGCGTTCAGATTGCCAGCATGACGAATCAAATCTATCGTGGCACATTTGACATGGATAGAAAGGCTGTATCAGGCGTTCTAGGTTTATCTGAGAAAGATAACCTGCGTGACCATCTCACAGCCCCATCCCTTCACTGTATCTCATTCGGTGAATCAGTTGCCACCGACACACTCCACAAAACCAAATCAAGCTCAGATTCTGGAAAGAGAGGGCGTGATGCAAGCTCAAAGATGCGTGGTGTCTATGAAGAGTTTCTTAATAATTCCCTGTTAGGCTGTGAAGTCGCAAACAAAATCAAACTCATTAACTGAACTCGTTACAAAATGTAACGGGTTGAAAACCAAAACCAAGTGGCTTTTGTCGCTTGGTGTATCTCCATTCAACAGGGTCTATCGGGATTCCGATAGACCTTTAGCCTAAGTAATCAAAAAGGAAACTTATGTCATCAATACCTGTATACTCATTCGAAGATGCAATTAACAAATCTTCTCTCGATGCCTCAGCCAAGCTGATTCTCTATGTCCTCAATTCCCATGCCCGCAACAACACAAAGCACTGTTTCCTGACCGTCAAGACCATTGCCAGTGAGGCGAGCTTAAGCAGGAAGACCGTATTCTCTAAATTCAAAGACCTCGAAAGTGCAGGCTTTTTGGCTCGGAAACAACAGTACAAAGACAACGAGCAAAAGTGCAATATCTACATTCTGAGTGTCCCACCGACATTCTCATTCTCGTTCTCCCCCATGACAATACAACTTTCGGATGGTGTAAATAATACACTACCCAGTGAAACAGTTACACAGGGGGGGTGTAATGATTACACAGGGGGGGTGTCACAGTTACACACAGAACTTATTAATCTTAACTTATTAAATTTAACTTCTAAGGAGAAAGCAAAAAATACTCAGGAAGAGGAAGCCATGAAGACAGAGTTTGAGGAATTCTGGAAAGCATACCCAAGAAAAGCTGGTGACAAGAAATCAGCCTTCAGATTCTACAAAACAGCAAGAGGATCAACAGACCATCAAACAATCATGTCAGTCCTGAATGCAGTGCTTCCAGAGATGAAAGCAAAAATAGGGACACCAGATGAAAAGTATCTCAAACATCCTCAGACATGGCTTAATGCTCAGGCTTGGGATGACAAGGGAGAGATTGAAAGATTAATCTCATCTCCTCAGCAATCTTCTTCACCCTTTGCACAGTATGAAGCTTTCGCAAAGACAGCGAATGTCTCCACTGTCTCTAAGTATTCCTAACACACATCATCACGGAGCATTCAGATGCAGGTTAAGTCAACATTAGAAGTCCAGTTAGTTGGAGCAATCATTCAGAGATATTCTCCAGAGCTATTCGAACCGTTTTCAGTTATTCCTCCAGAGCATTTTCAAGAAGGGTTTCTGGGGAAGACATGGGAGTATTTCATGGAGTGCAAAATTCATGGATATTCCTTCTCTACAGGCATTCTTTTCGAGAAGCTAAAGGGATACATCAGAACATACATTGCAGGCGATGCTGATGAAAATTTCAGGCAAGCTATGGTCAATCTATCAGAGGCAGGTCAAACTAGGATAACAACCAATGACGCAAAGCAGTACGCAAAGATTATGAGAGAAAATTATGTAGCTCGGATTGGAGCTTCCCTTGCTCAGGAAAAGTCTAGGGCTATGGAGTCAGATTCATCCTGTGCAAAAGAAACCATGAGTGAATTAACGAGAGAGTTCTCAAGGCTCACAGAACAGCTAGACGAGAAAGAGGAGGAAGACCACATCAGTTTTGCCCTAGAAGAATCAATCCAAGAGATAGACAAAAGAATCAGGGGAGATATGTCTGGTATCATTCCAACAGGCTTCACAGAGCTTGACGAAATGATTGGCAATGGCCTAGGGGCAGGAGATTTGGTTGTGCTAGGAGGGTCAACCAGTGCAGGAAAAACCTCAATCGCAGCGAACATCACTTACAATATTGCATCACAGGGGATACCTGCATTGTACTTCAACCTTGAAATGACAAGGAAACAGTTAGCGGACAGATTGCTCATTCCTAAGGTTAGAATTCTCAATACACAACTTCGGTCAGGAAAAGTGAGTGGAGAAGAGATGAATAGAATACTTGATGCTAAGGCTGAACTCCTCAAGCTCCCTCTCTATCAGTATTCAAAGTCAGGCATTACGGTTGATGAAATCATTGCCAAAACCAAAGAGAAGCACAGAAAGAACAAAGTATCGTTTGTTGTTGTGGATTATGTTCAGCGAGTTAGAACCAATCTCAAGGCCAGACAACGCCATGAAGAGCTAGACTACATCACTCAGGAACTCAAGAGCTTGGCAAATGAACTCAAAATATCCATCCTCTGTTTGGCACAGCTCAATGATGAAGTTATCCGCAGGGAGAACAACACACCCCAAATGTCAGACATCAGGGAGAGTAAATCTATGGCTCATGACTGTGATAATGTCTGGCTTCTCCATAGACCAGAGTATTACCTCAAGGACAAAAGACCACCAGAGGGTAAGGTCAATGAAATCATGCAATGGGAACAGCTTATGGAATCACTCAAGGGCGTGGGGGAAATCATTGTTGCCAAGAATAGACATGGGGCTTTAGGAAGGGTTAGACTCAGGTTTGAGCATCAATTCATGCACTACCAAAACCCAACTTACTAGGAGGATTAATTGTGATAAACACAGGACTTTTTACATCAAATACCGATCTATGGGCAACACCGCAGGATTTTTTTGATAAACTGAATGCAGAATTTGGCTTCACATTGGATGTTTGTGCCACTCCAGAAAACGCAAAATGTCCAGATTACTACACCAAAGAACAAGATGGTCTTGCTCAAAAATGGACAGGGCGAGTGTGGTGCAACCCTCCCTATGGTCGTCAAATCAGTACATGGATTGAGAAGGGGTACAATACCGTTCAAAACGGAGATGCTGAACTGGTGGTTATGCTTATTCCCAGCAGAACAGACACAGCCTACTGGCATGATTATGTGATGAAGGGAGATATTCGTTTTATCAGAGGGAGATTGAAATTTGGGGGCAGTAAAAACTCCGCTCCCTTCCCCAGTGCAGTTGTGATTTTTCGAAAAAAATGAGAGAAGTTTTAACTCTTTGTTAACCGCTATCATCTATTGTTGTTTATAGAAAGGAACACATCATGGAAACAGTAGATGAAATATTACAAGAGTTTGGGCAGGGTTTTATCCTTGAGGAACAAGTAAAGCAGGTTAAGAAGTTACTGGAGAAACAAGATGAGAAGTAAACTGAAATGGTTTTTAATAGACATTTGCCTGTATGGCTTCATTAAGAGAATGATTACCCGAGTGAAGACGCTGTTCATGTATTCTTACACCATCACCTACTATGAAGATGGCGTGAGAAAGCGGAGAAGAG